TGGTCAGAGGCGTTCTTTAGGGCGTCCTGAACTTTGAGCAGATTCATTTAGACCCCCTAGCTACGCAGCAAACCAAGGCCAGCGATCCCAAGACCACCAAACTGAGCCAGCGGATTGGGATTGGCGTAGGTATTCTGAACCGTCGTAGGCTGCACGGGAATACCACGCAGGATGCTCGACATGAAGTTGATCTGCTGCTTGTCAAAGTCGCGCTGGTTCAGAAAGTCCTGATACGCAAGATCAAGCTCACGCTGCTGCTGTTCCTGCTGAACGGCTCCCTGCTGCTGGAGGGCCTGAGCCTGCTGCATCGCAAGGCCCTGGCGCAAAGCGCCAAGCTGACCGAACTGCTGCCCAGCCTGCAAGCCAAGTCCTGCCCCAGCCAAACCATACTGAGCGGCAGCAAGACGCTGCGCCTCGGTCTGACCCTGGGCAGCCATCGACGCAGCACGATCACGCTCGAACTGGGCCTGGGCGCTCTCGAACGCCTTCTGCCGACCAGCCGCCTCAATATCAGACAGGCGCTCACCAAGGCCACGCTGGGCCACACCTTCCTGGATGGCAGAACGATAGCCGCCGAAGGCGCCAGACTTGATCGCCTGGGTCTCGCGCGACGGACGACCCTCGTCGAAGTCCCGAACTGCCGCAGCCTTCTGGCGCGCAAGGACCTCATCCATGTAGGGCGACATATACTGCTGGGCCTGTTCGCGCCCGAACGCCTGCTGCTGGATCGGAGTAGCAGTGTAGTCGCTCGCGCCTAGACCACGCATTGCAGACGCGCCCAGGATGCCGCCAGCCACATCAGCTTCCGGCGTACCACGGGCAGCAACGCCACGAGTGATGTCGAAGCCTTGCTGAACATCCGGAGTGAAGCCAGCAATGCGCTGACCACCATAGCCCACATAAGGCTGATTGCTCTCAGCCTCAGCCCTGCCCATCATCCGCTCGAAGTATGGGCGAGCGTACTCAGGCAGATTGGACTGGTTGACCGTCGATGTGGTGGGCTGACCGCCGCCTCTACTGCCGCCCATGTCAGATGTCCTTCTCGAACATGATAAGGGCCTGCTTTACCCCGTAAGAATCGAGCATCTTGAGCCAGCCTTTTCTACCATAGCCTTCGATGGCCGTGCATTCATTATCTTCCGCCCAACGGACCAAGACCCCCATCATGGAGTCCTTCCAAAGACGGATGTTTCTGCCACCAGTAAACAGGGACGTGAGAACGCGCCGTGAAGGATAGTCCGTAATCGTGGTTACTTCACAGCCATTAATTTCACGGTCATCGTCAAAGGCAATCCAAAGCTGCATGTCGGCACGCTTCAGTGCGACATACACATCGTAGAGCATATACCTACCGTTGGTCACCTTAACGGCAGGGATAAGGAACTCTTTTACAGAATCCCAGACGCCATCAATGTGGCTCTCCGGGACGAGACTCACATTCACAGACTAATCTTTCCACCAATGGACTTGGGCTGTGCCTTCTTGCCGGTGCGCTCCTGGCGAACCTTGTCCATCATGCCATGCAGGCGGCGAACGCCATGCTCGGTGCTGCCATCGCCCAAACCAGACACGACATCCGCCGGGACCACGAACTCACCGTCAGCAAGGCGAACCTTCTGTCGGCCTTCGATAGTGCCGGGGACGAGATCGTCCATGCCGCTGCCAGCCCCACGGACCCGACCGCCTGTCAGGCGGTCACGCAGCAGGGCCAGGGCGTCATCACCGAAGCTTTCCCGGAAACGCTCAAGCGCCTCACGAGGACGGGGATGTTCACCCAGGATCGCAGCCTTGGCCTCGTTCATGAGGTTGGCAGTATAGCCATCCTCGGAGCGCATGGAGGCAAGACCGCCCTTGGCGAAGTACCTGAACTCAGGTCCTGCCCCAGGACGATGGCCCACAGGCGGTGGGGTGAAGCGACGAGGGTTTGCAGGGAACTGCTCAGGGTAGCGGTTTGGGTCGTAGGGCGTTGCGCCGGGAATGGCGGGCTGACCACCCATCATGTCGTTGGCCTGCATGAGCGTGCCGCCGCCAGCGATTAGGGCAGAGAACGGGCTTGCCTTGATGTTCTCCCCAATCTTGGAGATTGCTGCCCCAGGATCACTGGCGATGTTGGATAGGCGAGTACCAAAATCAGAGGCGCGTGTTGCCATCTGATCCATAAAGCCAGGGCTCGGCGCTGCTGCGGACGGGGTTGGCACAGATGTACCAACGGCCTGAGCCGCAGCATCATAGCCGGTAGGCAGCCCAGCGTTCGCAAGAGACGAAGCTGTTTGAGCGGCGAAATCTCCAGTCGCGGTTGGCAAGGCAGCAGCCGCAGCGTCGCCAGCAAAGCTGCCAGGAATGCCCTGCGCCGGGATGGCGGCAGACATAATATCACCCGGAACGCCAGCCGCCGCTGGAGCGCCAGCCGCAGCCCCGGCAGCACCACCCACACCGGCCAGAAGCTGACCACCGGCATAGGAGGTCGCGCCGCTGATAAGGCCCTGCGTTAGAGCCTGATCGGCAGAAGCGCCCTGAGCGGCAGAAACACCAGCACTCGTTGCGCCAGCGGCCAGCGCCGCAGGAAGAGCGGCGCCGCCCGTCAGGACGCTAGCACCAATGCCCGCCGCGATGGGTAGAAGGTTGGCAAAGTTAAAAGCTTCCGGCAGGCCCGTGTCTGGATTGCGCGTGAAGTCCCGGCCCGTCAGGGCACGAATACCCTCAAGCTCCTTGCGGCTGACATGCACCAGCATGTCGTCGCCGTTCCGTCCGTAGCTGGCTAGAGTCCGGGCTGCGTCGCGCATGAGGCTGTCCTTAAACCGACACTGCGGTAGCTATAACAGACGGGATTGCTGGGCTGAAGGCGTTTGCTGGGGCCGCTACGATCTGAACGTTCGTGTTGCTGACCGCCCACATGATCTGAATGTAATCCCCACCAAGAACAGTTATGAGGAAGTTCCAGGCAGCAACCAACTCAGCCGAAGTGCCCTGAATAGCAACGGTAGAAGATGAGTTGGGGATATCAATACCGTTCTTGCGAAACCAGATGTATATATTATGGCTTGCGCCGGAAGTCTGATCTAGCTGTGCAGAGAACTGGATATTGTACGTCCCACGATTCTTGAAGGTGATGCGAGAACCACTTGTCACAGCGACCTGATTGGACTCAGCCGTCGTGTTCAACTGCATCGCGTAGGGCGTGTTGATCGCTGCCGCCGTCTGGGTCGTCGTGTCGTAGAAAGACCCGTAATACCCGGTGATCGCAGCAGAGTTCTCGATGTTGGCAAATGCCGTATCAAAGTTCTGGTCAATCGCCCGGATAAGCTGACTGCCCCACTCCTGATCATACCCGACAGGGGGGATCGGCAGCCTTGACTTGCCGATCCTCATCGACGGCCATCCGTCCGCACGTCAATGCGGGGGATACCGGCACGCCAAGCCACACCCACGTCCTCGCTCTGGATCCTGAGCGTGAGCATTCTGCCCCTCAGACGAAAGTAGGTTTGCTCGGTGAACTGCGTGATGGGCACCGTCGCGGTCAGGGTCGTGTTGTTGTTAGCGAACTGCGTGAAGTCCCCGCCCGAATAGTTCTGGGCCTCCATCACGAAGTTGACTGTGGCGTTGGGATCGCTGCTGTTCCTGAAGTCCACGTCTGGAATCATGCGCCATACGAAGCCGAACTGCTCGCCCTGTCCGATCTCAGTCGGGCCGCTCGCCACATACGCCACAATAGGCGAGAACGGGTTGGTCGAACCATCATCCTGTCCTAGCTCGTGGAAGTAGATGTAGCCGTCCGTGCTGGCTGCGCGAGGATAGTCCTCGATGCCTCGATCAATCCACGCCGTGCGGACAATCGTGCCGATGCTCCAGACCTTCTCATTGTAGTTATAGAGAACGTAGCGGTCGTTCTCGCTGGAGTTCAGGCTTGGATAGAACCACCAGACCTCGTTGAAGGACATATTGGAACCAGCGACGATTTTCTCCGCTTGGTTCCAGTTGAGGTTGTTGAAGACGTAATCCTTCACAGAGCAGGGCAGGCCAGCCAAGCGACCATCCCACTGGAAGAAGCCGTTCGCGCCCATCCAGAACACAACGTCGTTCGCCGCCGCCACTGCGTATGGGGCAGCAAGAGAGGTCATGCCGATACGCGCAATTGAGTATTCAAAGGGAGCGCCAATGTAGCGGAGCGAGTGGACGGAGTCGTCGCTCCAAACCAGGATCTCCTGCTTGGTCTCTACTGCCCCGATAAACTCAGAGCCGCTTGGAATGCGGATACCGCCAGCAGAGTTGGTCTCTGTCGGGGTCCAGTTGGCGGGATCCTCCGTGCTGGACCAGCGGATCAGAAGGCGGTCCTGAACGCCCGTCACGATGTCCGTGCAGCCGAAGGCGATGATCTTGCGATCCAAATCAGACACGAGGATCTGACGCGCAATCCCAGGCACATCAGACGCGCCGGGCAGACTAGCCAGGGTTACTGCCCTCGTGCCAAGGCCGGTGGCGTTGGACCAGTAGTAGATCGCCGCGTCACGCGGGTTGATGACGAGATCCTGGCCGAAGTTATCCGAAGACCAGAGACGCAGGCGAGTGCCTGCAACCTGAGTGTTGGACGCCGCACCCCAGCCCGTGCCGGAGAAGGCAGACATCGTTGTGGAGGAAACTGTCTGGGAGACGCTGACCGTATAGGTTCCGACGCCGCCGGTGCCCGTACCAAGTGCGGTGATGTATGTGGCAGAAGAGCCCGGAGGACTGGCCGATACGCCAGTCCCAGTGACCAACTGTCCAACAGCTAGGGTTCCAGACACAACAGCGGAGACTGTCAGTGTCGTGCCACTGATCGACCCTGTGAAGGTGGCGCTGGTCCCAGACAGAATGCCGCCCCAGGTGCCAGCACCCCAGCCGTTCGCATAGAGCGTCGTGTCCAGGCCAGTGTTGATCTGGAAGACAGCAGTGACCGAGCCGCCGCCGTTGGCGGTTGACGACGCAGCAGACGCGGCAGTGATGGTGAACGTGGCAGAAGTCAGGACGTTGGCGATCTGGAACTCACCGTTCAGCGTCAAACCACCAACCGCCGATGCACCAGAGAATGTCACGAAGTCCCCAGTGAATGCGCCATGATTGGGGATTGTGACCAGGACCGTCGTTGAGCCATTCGTCGTGGTGAATGGGTTGCTCTGCGTCAGCGTCGCCCGGATGGGCGTGATGTCGTAGAACGTGCCGCCACGCTCGATGTAGTACTTGAGGTTTGTGCCAACCCCAAGGAAGTAGCTGCCTGTCAGGTTGGAGAAGGGCAGCATGTGACGGCATGTGCCCAGGAACTGCTGGATCACAGCCTTCTGCCAGCCGCCAATCTTCTCAGGCATGTTGGACCTAAAGCGGACCTTGTCCGCGTCAGACCAAGCTCCGGACGCGGTGTATCGAGACCCGTCGCGGAAGATGCCTGGAGTGAACTGGAGCTTCTGAAGGGCCATCTTAGGTCTTGATGATAAAGTTCGAGGCTAGGTAGGGCTGAAGCGTCGAGACCGTGTGAGTGTGCGACCCGTCCGTGCTGATAGTGTGATTGTGGCTTCCGCCACCACCAGTCCCGTCCGTAAGGAAGGTGTGGTTGTGAGCGCCAGCGCCGTTTGTGGAAGATGTCGTTCCAGACACGCCGTTGTTGCCGCTGAAGCCAAAGCCAAAGCCAGAGAGCAAAACAGGCCCAATACTGTGAACGTGATCGCCAATCGTGCTGGTCGTGCCAGTGTGCTGGTGGCTTGGAATCTGAGCCGTCGTGAGCGTCGTGCCGCCAGTGTTGCCGGTGTGGTTGTGCGAACCATCCGTGCTGGTCGTGGCGGTAACGGCACCGCCGGTCTGACCACGAGAGTAGCTTGGACCCACACCAACACCAACACGATCACGCCGGTCTGGAACGTTGAACGTGGTGGAGCCGTCGCCAGAACCGTAGGCCGTGCCGATAATGGCAAAGAGCGCCGCATAGGTCGTGCGGCTCACAGCAGCGCCATTGCAGAGAAGCCAGCCAGTCGGGGCCGCAGCGCCACCATACTCCCAGATCACGCCAGCAGGGATGATATCGCCGCCAGCAACAGTGATGGTGCCGGTGACAGCAAGATCACCGCCGACCGTAGTATTGCCTGCGATAGCGACATTGCCGTTGGTCGAGTTGATCGGCACCGACGCCAGGACGACGTTGGTCCCGTCGCAGTACATAAGCTGCGTGAAGCCGTTGGCGAGCGTCACGCCGGTCCCAGCAGAGGTCTTGACCAGGATGCTCTGGCTGCCCGTCGTGGCGTTCCTGACAGCGTAGAACTTGTTGCTCGTCGGCACGACCACGTTGCGCGTCGCAGTCAGGGTGCCGGTCATCACCAGCACCGCATTGCGCGCTTCGTCCGTAACGCCGTTGCCGCTGACCAGCGTGTAGTTGGCGTCGAGCATCGCAATGCTGGCAACGCCAGTTACCGCCTGCTCGACAAGACTGCCCAGGTTCGTGTTGGTCGTATTGCCCCAGTTCGCAGCCTGCTCACCGTTGCCGATAAGCTCAAGCCGTAGAGCGGGAGAATATGTACTGGGCATCTACCCTACCCTCAGCAGGAGATCGTGTAGGTGACGGTCAGCGTGTCGCCGCTCAGGACGCTGCGAGCAACCGCAAAGTCCGTCGCAGAGAAGAGCGTGCCGGTCGTGCCCCCAATCGTGTTGGCACCAGCGCCGGTCACAATAAAGCAACCACCAACCGTCGCGGTGCCGTTGATGTTGAAGACAGCAGGAGACGCCGTGTTGTCGGTCGAACCAGCCGCAGCCACACCAGCCGTGTAGGCCGGGCGAGTGCCGTTCGAGTAAACCGTAATCTCGGTCCAAGACTTCGAGGACATCGTATCAGCGGCGCTGATCGAGCCAGCCGTCTTGAGGCCAACGAAGAAGGCCGCGTTGTAGGCCGAGCCACTGAAGTACTTGTTGAAGAGGTCGTTCTTGCCGACCGTCACAACGAGGTTCGAGAGATCGTCTTCCCAGCGAACGGAGCCGTCAGCGGCCCGGCAGATAACCTTGAAGGAGCCCTTCACGTCGATGCTGTCCTGGGCAGAATGCCCCATGACCAGCCCGGCGGCGGCTTCGTCTGTGACTCGGAGGGTGTCTTTGAGGCTCATCTAGCTGTTTCCTATAGGGGTCCAGGTTGCCGTAACCGAAGAAATGGGATCCCAGACATTTATGACCCCTGGTCCAATTATCGGAGCCCAGCCTGGATTCGGATTGGGTATGGGATCCCAGCCGCCATATCCTGCCCCAACATCTACGAGGGTGATTGTATCCGACGCAGACGCGACCATGCCAGCGATATTTGCCGCACTGTCGGTCAGGGTTATGGCGTCAGCGGCCTGTAGAGCGGCGCTTATAATTCCGGTCGTGGCGTCTGACAGGACGATGGTGTCGGACGCGCTTGCCGACGCGGCAAAGTTGCCGACCGCCGTCTCTGCAAAGGTGATGGAGTCCGACACGCTCTCCAGGAAAGCAAAGCCTCCTGTGGCGGAATCCGTAAGAGTTATCGTGTCAGATGCCGCACCCAGGAAATTATAGCTTATGTCGGCAGAGTCGGTCAGAGTCAGGGTGTCGGACGCCGCCGCAAACCAGTCCGGAGCCTTTGCCGCAAAGTCCGTCAGGACGATAGCGTCGGACGCGCTCGCCAGCATGCTGAGGCTGCCGTCAGCCAGTTCAGACAGCACGAGGGTATCCGACGCGGCGGCAACACCCGACAGGGTGCTGTTGGCAGCATCCGTCAGGACAATGGCATCAGACACACTCTCGGCATAGAAGGCGTTGGCTAGCCCACTGAACGAAGCGCCGCTGAATGGGTAGAAGCCAAACACCTGTCTTTATCCCCCAGCAGAGTCGGCAGGGGCAATAGTAAGCTCACCAGCCACCACCAGCGCCATGATGTTCTGGTAGTCGGTGTTGGCTTCATCGAGCGGCACAAACGAGGTCACGCCGTTGATATCCACGCGGATACCCACCCTGTTACCAACTGGATCATTGTAATATTGGGCGCCAGAATACATGATTTAAAGCTCCGCAGCCCAGCTTGCATAAGGTTGATTGGCGGTAAGATTGCCTGAGTTACGCATCAACTTTCCTCGCCCATCTCCATCCGTAAGACAAAAAAGATAAAACCTCTGGCTATCCAACGGAATTGGGCTTAATGTTGTTGATGTCCAAGACCCCGCATAGGAATAGTATTCTATAGTAGAAGTAGAAAGCGATCCTGTGGGAGTGGCCCGCATCTGAACCGGAAATATTTGTGTCGCACTGGAAGAGCCTATGCCGCCAAAGTACGATAAGAAGCTGTCGAAGTTAGAGCCGCAGAAGGCGGAGAACCGCTGAAAGTACCTCTGGCACAGCGTTAGTTCTTGGCCAAA